CCACTTATGCGACTCAGAGCACTGTTGAGGGTAATCGTTCTGCTTACTTCAAGACTTCAGGTTGATCGCTTATGAGCACTCTACCATGAGCAGTTCGTGATGTCAAGGGGGGCGCAGTTGTCCCCCTCTGAGTTGCTCGAATGAGCAGGGTTTTATGGGGGTGTTTATGTAAGCGCGAAGCGCGTATCAAAAAACGCTAACTTCCCTAACCTACAACGAACCAAAAACGCGCTCGTTATTTACTTTCATTTAAAAAATTTTTGCCCCATGAAAACTCTGGCCAGGATCGTATTAGGACTCTTTGCGTTCAACTACGCACGCACCACATTCACTCCAAGAACCTCCAAGATTGGGAGACGGTCAAACTATGACCCCTCTGAGTATAGGATACCGAACAATGGAGGCTTGTAGACAAAAACTAAATATTGCAGTATGATGTTGAGGTAACCTTCACATAATTATGGCTAAAGGATTCAAAGTTATTCCCAAAGAGACTGAACCAAAAGAAGAGTGGGATTACGACGCGATCAAGGAGAGATGCAAAGGTAAGACAATTGTATTCTGCCTACCTGGTCGTGGGTGTTCTTATATCTTTCTGAAAAATTTTGTACAACTTTGTTTTGATCTTGTACAGAACGGAAACCAGATTCAGATTTCCCAGGATTATAGTTCAATGGTAAACTTTGCACGATGCAAAGTACTCGGAGCGAATGTTCTGAGGGGACCGAACCAAATTCCTTGGGATGGTAAACTGAAGTATGACTATCAACTGTGGATTGATAGTGACATTGTGTTTGATACGAATAAGTTCTGGCAACTGATGGATCTTGCACTTCCTGAGAATGGGGAGGAGAAGGAGATTGCTGCTGGATGGTATGCAACTGAGGATGGACACACAACATCTGTTGCACACTGGTTGGAAGAGGAAGACTTCGCAAAGAATGGCGGAGTGATGAATCATGAAACAGTGGAGAGTATCACACGTAAGAAGAAACCATTCACTGTAGACTACACAGGTTTTGGATGGGTACTGATCAAGAAGGGTGTGTTCGAACGATTGGAGTATCCATGGTTTGCACCGAAGATGCAAGTCTTTGACTCAGGAAAGGTCCAAGACATGTGTGGTGAGGATGTGAGTTTCTGTCTCGATGCCAAGAAAGAAGGTATCGTGACGTGGTGTGATCCACGTATCAGAGTTGGTCACGAAAAGACGAGGATTATCTGATGTCTGAGAAACGTTTCAAGTTGGTGTATGAAGGGCGGGAACTCTCGACCCTTCTGAGTGAGGAAGGAAAGTTTGAAGCAATGCAAAAACTTTCGATGTGGTTTGATGAGGGTCGTGAAGGTGCGATCGATCCTGATAAAGTAACAGTCATTGATGTATTAGAGGAGAAAGAGTCCTGATGGCAAAGTCTAAAGTTGGTCTGAGTGGTGGAGTGTTTGTACAGTCTGCGCCGAAAAAAACTCGACAAGGACAAGGTAAACACACATTGTATAGCGCGACATCTCGCAATAAAGCGAAGAAACCTTATCGCGGTCAAGGTAAGTAATCATGGATGCAGCAGTTGAAGCCTGGAACACCATGGGGTGGTTTGAGGGTGTTTTGTTTACTGGATGGATTGTTGGTTTGTATTGGGCGAAGTTGAAATTGGATCAGCGTTTTTCTCGTCGAACCGTCTATCGAATCAAGATGGAAGATGATTAAATAGTAGAAGACATAAAACTTTATATGGCTTGTTTGATTGCAAATCTTCCTTCACAGGAAGTATGGGTTCGTAAAGAATATTTGACGGATCATCAAAGCGGTCATGGAGAGTTCGTGAAGGGCGTCTGGGTATCGGTCAAATCGATTCCTGGGCGCGCTTTTTATTTTGAGACATACCTACCAGAGTATGCAGCAATGTACGATAAACTCCCCATCAGTGCGTTTGTGGCGGACCCTGAGACTCCTTCACCTGATATGAGTCTACCTAACCTACAATTCTGGAATTGTATGGATTACGGCGTCGTTTCAGTGGACAAGAAGTTCATCGGTAGTATGGACTTTGAGTGTTATACAAGAGATCATGGTAATGTCAAAGGTACATATATTTGTACGATAGATAATTATCATCATGATCCAGATTATGTGGACTGGGCTACGAGTGAAAATCCCGCAGAACACAAGTCACATAACCTAATTGAACTTGAAAATGGACAATACGCATTGTATCCAAACAATCGATTGCGTATTTACGATAATAGTCTGACACCTGAGACACCCAAGATGCCTGATTTCAAGGTATCAACTCAATATTATCAAGTTGAGAATGGATTTGATCGTCTCGGCATGGGTCGTGAGGATGAATATTTCTGGAAAACATCAAAAGAACGCCAAACGGAGGAAAAAAATGACACCGAACAATGATTTTCTTGACAATTTAGCAAATGATCAGTATCAAAAACTGATTCAAGAGGTCTATAATGACGACATGTTGAAGAAAACGACGAAAAATAAGAACAATAACGAACTGATCGAACGAGTTGATGAGGAAGATAGTTCGGAAGGTAAACAAGTGCTCTAATTTCTGTCTAAATATAAAGAGGTTAGACCATAATTGTATCAGTGGCATCTGTTTCAAGAACATTCAGGGACATCAATCTGTCATTTAAACGTCATCCAGTGACGAATGATGTCCTTGTGTTAAAAAATGAGGATGCAATCAAACGTGCCGTACAAAATATTGTTCTTACCATTGTCGGTGAGAAACCTTTTCAAGACATTTTCGGCACAAATGTGAGTAATTCACTGTTTGAACTGAACACTGCTCTTGAATCTATCGGTATTAGAGAACAAATTCTGAGTTCGATTAGTAATTTTGAACCCAGAGTGAATAATGTTGATGCGAATGTGACTATTGGTGCCGATACTAACGACATGTTCATCACTGTTGAATATGATATTGTCGGTCTTCCTGTTCCTACTCAATCAGTAGACGTTCTTCTTTTCCCGGCTAGACTATAATGGCTTTCGGTCAATACCTTAATTTAGATTTTGATGATATCAAAACGTCTATCAGAGATTATCTGAGGGCGAATACGAATTTTACTGACTATGATTTTGAGGGATCTAACCTCTCGATCATTATTGATGCGCTGGCATATAATACATACATCACCGCCTACAACACAAACATGGCGGCGAACGAAAGTTTTCTCGATTCCGCTACATTAAGAGAAAACGTCGTCTCTCTGGCACGTAACATTGGATACGTTCCACGTTCTCGTCGTGCTGCACGAGCAAGAATTTCCTTTTTTGTCACTGGATTGGATGAAACAGTGACTTTGACTTTGAAAGCTGGTCTGATTTGTAATGGTGCAGCAGCAAATACAAGTTATATTTTCTCGATTCCTGAAGATATCACCGTAAACGTCGCAGATGGCGTTGCAAGATTCGAAAATATTGAAATTTTTGAAGGATTATTGATCACTCAGAACTTTACGGTCAATACGGCACAGTTCAATCAACGATTTATTCTCAATAATTCGTTTATTGACACCTCTACATTGCGTGTCAAGGTCAAAACTGCAGAAAGTTCGTCTACTTCGGTCGTTCATAAACAAATTGACAACATTATTGGTATCAATTCGACCTCTTCTTCCTTCTTATTACAAGAAATTGAGGATGAAAGGTATGAAATACTGTTTGGAGACGGTGTAATCGGTAAAAAACTTAGTAATGAGAACTATATTACCGCAACTTACATCACAACTGCAGGAAGAGACGGTAACGGCGCTGCAGAATTCAGTTTTATCGGTCAACTTAGGGATCAAGACGGTGGAAGTGTCGATGCCGGCAACATTTCGTTGGTAAACACACTCGAACCCTCCCGTGATGGAGACGAAATCGAGTCAATTTCGTCAATTAAGTATTATGCACCTCGAATTTACTCGTCTCAGTACCGTGCAGTGACCGCGGCAGACTATGAAGGCGTTCTGGCATACGTTTATCCTAACGTCGAGTCGGTTTCTGCGTTTGGTGGTGAAGAAATGACACCTCCAAGGTTCGGAAAAGTGTTTATTTCAGTCAAACCACGAAATGGTGACTATCTTTCCGACTTTACAAAGAGAGATTTGGTTCAAAAACTGAAAAGTTATGCTGTTGCAGGTATTGTACCTGAATTTATTGATCTTAAGTACCTTTATGTTGAACTTGAGTCTTTTGCATATTATAACACAAACTTTGCAGATGACTCAAATCGACTCAAAACTGCAATCAGTAATACATTGACCACATATGCACGATCTATTGACGTTAATAAGTTTGGTGGTCGATTTAAGTATAGTAAATCACAAACTTTGATTGACGGAGTGGATTCCTCAATCACCTCTAACATCACAAGAGTGATTATGAGAAGAAACCTGATGGCAGAGATTGGTAAGTTTGCACAATACGAACTTTGTTATGGAAACCAGTTTCATATTGCAGAATCTGCTTATAACATCACCTCTACTGGATTCAAGATTGAAGGAGTCAACGATGTTGTCTATATGGCTGATGAAGTCATTGACAAGAAACAAGGACGTATTTTCTTCTTCACTTATGCCGAGGGTGGAACACCAAATATCGTTAAAAAGAACGCAGGAACGGTCAAATATGACATCGGTGAAATCCTTATAGATACTGTAAATATTCTTTCTACAAACATTTCAAATAATGTTGTTGAGGTTCAAGCCATCCCACATTCTAATGATGTGGTTGGTCTTCGTGACTTGTATGTGAAGTTTGATATGACGAATACATCAATCACGATGGTTCAGGACATCATTTCTTCTGGTGAAAACACATCTGGTTCCAGATTCACAAGAGAGTCTAGTTATAATGTACCAACGTATATCAGAAAGTCTAATTCTCCAATTGCGACATCGGCTTTGACAACCGTTTCGTCTTCTGCATCTAGCACAAGTTCGAGTTCGTACACCTTAAGTGGCACTACCACAACCACACCTACAACTTCCACCACCAGCACATCCTCAGGATACTAATAGCGGAAAAATATAAATGATCGACACCAGCCGTCAGAGAGTCAAAATCAGTCAGGTAATTGAAAACCAATTACCAGAGTTTGTTCAATCAGAAAGTCCACTTTTTGTGGATTTTATGAAACAATACTACATTTCACAGGAATATCAAGGTGGTCCTGTTGATGTAGCGGAAAATCTTGACAGATATAATAAATTACAGACTTTTGTCGGTGCAGCTCTTACTGAGTATACTGGATTATCTACAGACACGCAATCATATTCCGATACTATTTTTGTTGATACTACAAAAGGTTGGCCAGACAAATATGGTCTCTTAAAAATTGATGATGAAATCATCACATACACTGGAATCGGTACAACTTCGTTTACTGGGTGTATTCGTGGATTTAGTGGTGTAGATTCTCTTGATAGAGCTACCAGACCAGATCTGGTGTCTTTTCAGAGCACTGTTGGTGCTGCACATACTGGCGGTACAAAGGTTTTCAACCTGTCTAATCTGTTCTTACAAGAATTCTTCAATAAACTAAAGTCATCCTTTGCCAACGGGTTCCAGAATAGAACTTTGGACGGTTCTATTGATGAAGTTCAATTCATCAGACATATTAAAGACTTTTACAGAACAAAGGGAACAGAGGAAGCATATAAAATCCTGTTCAAGGTTTTGTTCGGTTCTGAAGTTAATATTATCAAACCATCAGACTTCCTTTTGAAACCCTCTGATGGTGATTATAGTTTCACTCAAGATTTTGTTGCAAAACTGGTTACAGGGGATCCTAGAGCGTTAAAAGGGTCTACCCTATTCCAAGATACCGACGCTGATGATAAGACCATTCCAGGCGCTTCTGGCGCTATCTCAGACGTTAAGGAGTTCATGTATGATGGTGAGAGATATTATCAGATTAGTCTGACTGAAGAGTCGATTCAAGGAAATTTTGTGATTCCTGGAAGAACCAGACTTACTGATTCCGTCTCTATTGGTGCAACTGTAATCACGGTTGATACCACAGTTGGATTCCCAACATCTGGTACTCTGAATCTTGTCCAAAATGACATTGTTGGTGTCACTTCTTACACTGGTAAGACTTCCAACCAATTCTTAGGTATCACTACAACGCCACAGACATATAGTGTGTCTGATGAAGTCAGATATGGAAATGTAGCTTACGGATATTCTGCAGGTAACATCAGTAAAAAGATTGAAGTTCTGATTACTGGTGTTCTTGGTGGATTTGACGTTCCAGAAGACACCTACTATTTCAATAAGGGTGATCGCATCAGAGTCGGTAACCTCGGTGTGATGAAGGTTTCTCAAGACCAGAGTTTTAACTCCTGGATTCATAACACTGCAGTCAAACACGCACCAATTTCGTTTATCAGAATCTCATCTGATTCCTTTAGTGTTTCTACAGCAGCTGATAATGATTTCCTACAGAAGGATACAATCGAAGTTCTGAATAGTGATTCCGAAATCATTGGCACAGGTAAAATCACCAGTGTTGTAAGTAACGGTTCTTTTGTTCTTGGTGAACTTCCTGGCATTGATCCATCTAATGTCACTTTCATTAGAAGAAGAGTTCTCAGAGGTAATAGCACTGTTCACGAGAACATCACCAAGTATACAACTGATGTTCAGAACACTTATGATCATGAGAGTGGTAAGAAGAATCCAAAACCACCTCATCCACACGTTTATACAACTTCTCCATCGATTCCAAGTCTTGGTCAAGAACCAATCACAGTTTCTGATCGTTCTATCACCTGGACTGGTGTAACTGGTGGCAATACCATTCAACTTATTCAAGTTACCGATGGTGCAAAAGATCATGGATTCTATTCTGGTGAAGTAGTTACCTTTAACATTATTGAAGGATCTCTTGGTGACTTACAGAATGGTAAAAACTACTTCATTAAAAGAGTAAGTTCTAATGAGGTTCAACTTGCGAACTCTTTACCAGATTTGGTAAATGGCACCTTCGTAACTGCAATTGGTTCGGGAACGTTCAAACTTTCTGTTCCAGATCTCGCTAACAAAAAGTTAGAACACCAAAAACTCATCAAGAGATTCCCCCTGAATCCTAGTTTCAACGGTAGACAACAGGATACGCCAACAGGCACAACAGGAATGTTGATCAATGGAACAGAAATCAGCAACTATAAGTCTGGTGATGAAATTTTCTTCGGTGGAATCAAATCTATTGATGTTCTTGAAGGTGGAACTGGCTATGATGTTATTGTACCACCAACAGTAACTATTTCTGCGTCTGCTGGAGCAGGAGCAAGTGCAACTGCTAATGTAAAAGGATCTTTTGAAAGAATTGATATCATCGATCCTGGATTTGACTATATTGAACAACCCACTGTTGAAATTTCTGGCGGTAATGGATCTGGTGCAGTTGCAAGAACCATTCTAAAACAAATTGATCACTCGATTGACTTTGATGCTTCTGCAACAAGTAATAGAGTTAGTATTTCTGACGATACGATTGGATTTTCCACATATCACAAATTTAGAGATGGTGAAGCTGTTGTATATCGCACATTTGGTAACACTGCAGTTGGTATCGCAAGCACGGCAGGGGTCACTGGTATTCAAGTCAATCCAGACAGAAGATTGATTGATGGATCTGTATATTTTGCTGCAAGAATCAATCCATCAACAATTAAACTTGCAAATAATGAAAATGACGCTCTGACTAGATCGAATCTACTTAATTTCACCGCATTTGGTGATGGTATTCAACGATTTGAAAGTTTACGAAAAAAACAAGTCATTGGTAGAATCGTAATTGAGAATCCTGGTGAGGGATACGAAAATAAGAGAAGACTTGTACCTACATCGGGTATCAATACATATTCCGACTTTATTGAATACAAGGATCATGGATTCAATGATGGTGATCTGATTCGTTATTCCAATGAGGGTGTCAGAATTGGTGGTCTTGAAACCACTCAGGACTATTATGTCCTCAGAGAAGATGGTGATAAGTTTAGACTCGCCGCTGCAGGTATCGGAAGCACTCTTTCGAGTGCAAACTATGATACAAAACAGTATGTTGGTATGACCTCTGTTGGTGAAGGTAAACACATCTTCAATTATCCACCAATCACGGTAGCAGTCAGAGGTAAGTTGGGTATCAACACCGATATCACAGAAAACTATCATGCCATAACCTCCCCAATCGTTAGAGGTGGAATCACTGCAATTAACGTAGAGGAACCTGGTGTTGGATACGGTTCTTCCGATGTATTCAACTTCTCTATTCCACCAGAAGTCAGAGTTTCTTCTGGATCCTCTTCAGAATACAAAGCAATTGTTCAAAACGGAAAAATCCAGTCTGTTATCGTTACCAGTGCTGGAACTGAATACACCTCTGCACCTGATCTGACTATTTTTGGTGATGGTGTCGGTGCAAAGGTCATTGCGTCGATTAGTAACGGAAGTATTGATAAAATCACCGTAACAAATGGTGGTGTTGGATATTCAACATCTCAAGTTGTTGTATCTGAGCAATTACCTGGCACAGGTGTTAAGTTCTTGACGAAAGTCAACGATTGGCAGATTAACAACGTCAAGAGATACGAAGATATTATTCAAGATGACGATGGATTCTTGATCAGAGGTGATAATGATAATGGTATGAAATTTACCAGTTTCTATGCACCTAGAGAACTCAGAAAACTTATTCAACAGAAGAATAGTGATGGAACAAAAGATTATGCTCAAAATGATCTGAACATTGTCAATAATGCAGAAGAGGGTTCCACAAAACACTCTCCCATCATTGGTTGGGCATATGATGGAAATCCAATTTATGGACCATATGGATATGATAGGAAAGACGGTGGTATCGCTCGCCCAATGCGGTCTGGCTACGTCCTGAAGACCTCTAGAGAGAACGGACCACCCATTGGTCAGTTCCCTCTTGGTTTCTTCATTAAGGACTATGAATATCAGGGTAATGGAGACCTGGATAGGAATAATGGTCGTTTCTGTATCACACCAGACTATCCAAATGGAACTTATGCATATTTTGCTACAATCAACCCAACTGAAAATGAGACCAGTGGAACATTCAAAAATTTCCGTGCTCCACAGTTCCCATACTTAATTGGTGACAAGTATGCAGCTGATATTGATCCTTGGAACTTTGTTGAGACCAATGGTCAAGATTTTAGAGACCTCAACTCTCTTAACTTGAGAAGAAACACATATCCATACAAACTCTCTAAACCAGGTGCTTCCTATGAGGGTGTTTATCAAAGTAGAGATAGAGTTTTACAAGAAACCGTAGTTAATTACTCTACTTCGAGTGGCATTGAAGATTACATCATCGAAAGTGCTGGAACTGGTTATAAAGTAAATGATCTATTGAGAGTTGTCTCAAATGATTCTGGTAATGGATATTCTGCAAAAGTATCGCAGGTTAGTGGTAAAAATATCGTATCAATTGCCTCTACTGTAGCAAAAGTTGAAAACATTGTATTTGAATATGATAACTTCAAGGCAAGAGTTGTTGGATTTGCAACGGAACCACACGGATTGGCTGTTGGTGATGTGGTAACTGTTTCTGGATTGTCTACAGATTCTCTGAGAAGACTTGACGGTAGACATACCATTGGATTCAGTACTGCATTCTTACTGTTATCCACTGGCATCGGAACCACTGGTGCTACAGGTATCGTTACCGATCTCCACGTTTCTGGAAATCTTGGACCCGAAAATGTCACTCCAGACGATATTATTGGCATCTCTACCGAACAGATGCTTGTCATGAACATTGACAAGTTGAATAATACTATTCGTGTTAAGAGAGAATTTGATGGTGTCTTAGGAACAGGACATACTGGAACATCTTTGATCACTGTTTTGAATAGAAAGATTCAATTTAACGTTGGATTGAATACAAATATTGTAACAAACAGAAATACCTCAAGATATTTCGACCCATCGGAGAGTCTTGCACTTGGCAACACTGTTGGTGTTGGTATTGGTTCTACAATCTTCTATACATTGGGAGCCCCTGGTGGTATTGCAACATCTAGGTTTATTCCAACTCAAAACATCTATGCACCTGGACATGGATTTGTAAATGGTCAAAAACTTCTCTACAGAAGTGATGGAGATACTCCAATTCAAGTCTACAATGGAATTTCCACCTTTAGTCTTCCAAACAACTCTTTTGTTTATGCGATCAATGATGGTAAAGACCTATTAGGCATTTCTACTAACCCACTTGGTATAGGTTCTACGGGAGCAGTCACTGGTATTGGATCTACAGCATATAAACTGTTCTTTACTGGATATGGATCTGGTAGGGTTCATAGTTTCAAACCACAAAAGACCGAAGTCACTGGATTTGTAGAGAAAGTCGTTGGAACCGTAGTTTGTAAGGAACCTCATGGTTTGATTGCAAACGATAGAGTCATCATGTCGGTGACACCTGGTATTTCATCTTCTTACTACGTCAAATATGACGATATAACGAAGAGAACAATTATCAATCCTAAGAACTTTGGTTCTGCGGGTATTAACACAAACACTGACGCCATAACCATCCAAGATCATGGATTTGTTACAGGTGAAAAGGTCCTTTATTCTTCTACTAACCCAGCTCTGCCTCTAGTTGATAAGGAAAACTATTTTGTTGTAAGAATTGATAAAAACACCTTCAAACTTGCAGAAACGTATTACAAAGCCAACCTGACCATACCTCAAGTTGTCGGTATTACCTCGGTTGGTAATAATCATGAAATCGGACTTATCAATCCACTTCTGAATTTGACTCGTGGATATAAAGTTGGTTTTGCAGTGTCTGACACGTCTCTTGGACAGACTGTTGCAGGAAAGAGAAGAAAAGTATTTGACTTTGAACTGTTTGGTGATAAGAACTTCACCAAACCATATTTCTTGAATACAAATGATGGAAGTTTCCAAGTTGTTGGAGTTGGAACTGTTGGTGTTACAACTACAGCAAGAGTCGATTTCTCCGTAACATCAGACACTCCCACACAACTGTTCTATAGACTCAATCCAGTCAATCTGAATATCATTAGTGCAGATAAGAATAATCCTGTTACTGATAACGACGTTATCAATGCAGCAAGTATCAAGATTAAAGAAAGTGGATACAATGGAACGTTTACGGTTTCTGGTGTAGGCAGCACCAGTTTCTCTTTTAATATTCCAACATTACCTGAAAGAGATGGTTATACCTCAGACGAAGCCACCACTCTCAAGTATGACACAACTGCCACGCAAGTTTCTGGTCCTATTGAACAATTACAGGTAATTTCTAAGGGTAAAGGATATAGAATCCTGCCTACGGTCACATCTATTGGATCTACATCTGGTGTTGGTGGCATCATCAAACTGTCCAGTAGAAATCTAGGTTCTCTGAAAACCACCACTATCAAGAACATTGGATTTGATTACTCCCCAGATAAGACTCTTGAACCTGAGGTTCAGTTACCTCAAATCATGCGTCTGAACAGACTCTCAACTATTGATAGTATCGGTGTAAGTTCTGGTGGTAGAAACTACACTGGTGGCCCAGGTTTAGTTTTGATTGACAGAGTAACAGGTCGGGTAAACCCCGATACACGATTTGAAACTGAAACTCAAGGCACATCTGTGTCGCAAGTAAATATCTTAATAAACACTTCAGGTCTTTACGATACAGATCCACGTCTTGTCCCTGTCAATAACTCAAACGGTGTCAAGGTTAGTGATGCAACAATTAATAGTTCTACCAATATAGTTACACTAACTCTTGATGGAACATATACAGAAGCTACCTATCCATTCATTGTTGGTGGAGAGATCTTTGTAGAAAACATCGGTATTGCGTCCACTGGCAGTGGATATAATTCTTCGGACTATGGATACGATTATTTCACAGTCACTGGTGTTTCTACAAATGCTGGTGGTGGCGGTGCAACTGTATCGTATCAGTTAGACTCTTCAGTTACAAACGCAGGTATCTTTAGTGGTGGTGGTTCTTCTGGTAGAGTGGTTCCTGCAGAAGATCTTGCAGTATTCGACGTAAAGGTTAAACCAAATAATTTCAGTGAAAATGAAATTATCAGCACTGGAGATAAAAGAGGAACGGTTGTAACTTGGAATGATAGAAACAAGTATCTTAAAGTTGTTTCTGATGATGTCTTCAACGTTGGAGATACTATTAATGGTCTTTCCTCTAAATCTGCCGCTATTATTACTGAGATAAACAGATATTCTTCTAAATTCAACATCACACCTTTCTCTGAAGTCAGAAACGGTTGGCAAAGAGAGACTGGTAAACTCAATAATGAACTACAAAAAGTTCAGGATAGTGATTATTATCAAACGTTCTCTTATTCACTTGAAAGTGATATTGAATATGAAAGGTGGAAAAATCCCGTCAATAGTCTGAACCATGTGGTTGGATTTAAAAACTTCTCAGACTTGTCTCTGGTTTCTGTTGCAGGAACAGACTCTAAGAACAGAAGTAATGCAAGAGTTGGTGTTTCCTCTGCTGTTGCTACGGTCAAGACAGATCTTGTCAGTGAAACAGAATCTCTCCATAACACTTATGACTTTGACTTAGTTACTGAAAATTCTAAAACTGTTAATGGTGCTCTCACCAGTGATGTCATTAACTTCTCTAATAGAATTCTTACAGACTACATTGAGTCCAGAACCAATAGAGCTATCTCTATCGATAGTGTAAGTTCTCAGTTTAATGATCTCCCAAGAGCTACTGCATTCTCTGATATTGCGGACTTTAACTTAGATGTAGTTCGTGGTGGTAAGTTCTATATCATGGCATTTGATAGACGTTTCTCTGGTGAGAAACAAATTCTTCAAATGAACGTGCTTCACGATGGCACTAATGGTTTCCTGATGCCTTTTGGTAGAGTTGAAACAACAATTGATTTGGGTGAATTTGATTTCTCAATATCTGGAAATGTTGGAAACATTAGATTCCTTCCCGCCAAATCTAAGAACAATAACTATGCGATAAGAATTTTCTCTCAACAGATGTTCAATAATACCACTACCGCAGGTATTGGTTCTACAGACGTTGGCACAGGATATAAGATTGTTTCCACTTCAACTGGTATTGGATCTACAGATCCATCTCCTGTACAGGTTGTTGGATTTAGCACAACCACGACTACCACATCAAAACTGTTTGTTCTTACAAATGAACTTGGTGGTCAAGAAAGAAGTCAGTTGAATGAGTTAGTTGTACACCAAGATGGATCTGAGGTATATGTCCTGGAATATGGACAGATGCTGAATGATAACATATCTGGTACAAATGCACCAAGTGTTGGTCTTGGAACTTTCGGTGCAGACATTACTTCTGGCATCACAACAGTTCATTTCACTCCAGTAACTGGTGTTGGTGTCACGATGAGAGTTCATCAGACATCTATCGATTCTAGTGCTACAGGTATTGGAAGTACTCTAGTTTCTCTGACTCAGGTTCTCACCAGCACAACATCCATCGGTGCAACCGCTACACCACAAGCCACTAGAATCAGTGGATTCCAGTCTAGCACCTATCAAGCCTCAGATTGTCTTATTGAAATCAACGATACAACAAATGACAGAAGTGCAGTTACTCAGGTTACTCTGATTCACGATGGCACTGACATTTTCTTCAGTGAATTCGGTTCTTTCGATACCTTCAATGGATCTGGTATTGGAACAATTGGTGTTGGATATTCTTCCACATCTGGTGGTGATTTAGAACTTAGATTGACTCCACCTGCAAACACTGCAGTCACTACAAAGGTATTCCAGTATAACTTCACCGAAACTGGAACTGGTGGTGTTGGTTTTGTTACCTTCACTAATTCTGAATTACGTTCTCAAGAAGGAACATACACAGGAACTGATAATGACATCAAGTTCTCCTTCCCACTGAAACACAGAGGAGATAGTGTATTCCATAAAGTATTTGATGCTTCGGATGCAGGATCGGTTGATGTAACCAACGATACTCTAATTATCAACAATCACTTCTTCACAACTGGTGAAGAACTTACATACACACCAACTGGTGCTGGTACAACAATGAGTATTGGTATCACCACCGCAACCATTGTTGGATTTGGAACCACCGATAAATTACCATCTACAGTTTACGCAGTTAAGATTGCTGAGAACAAGTTCAAAGTTTCTGCAAGTGCAACTGATGCATTGGCTGTAGTTCCTGTCACTCTTGACATTAATGCAGTTGGTGTTGGTACAACACATGCATTTACTTCTAAGAATCTCAACTCTAAGATGTTGGTAACTCTGGATAACAATATTCAGAGTCCTGTTATTCAGTCTCCAGTCAACACTGCACTGTCTTTTGATGTCCTCACTACAACTGACTTTGTAACTCTTGCTGGTGTTTCTTCATTCTTCTCTGGTGATGTTATCAAGATTAATGATGAGTTCATGAAGATTGACACTGTTGGTATTGGATCTACCAACCAGATGCTTGTCAAGAGAGCTCAGTTGAACTCTGCACTGGCAAATCACACTGCAGGTGATACAGTTACTAAGTTCATCGGTAATTATCAGGTTGTTGAAGATACAATCAACTTCACGGATGCACCCAAAGGTGAGAAAGGTCCAGTTGGACTTACCACAACCTCTACATTTGTTGGTCGGGCGTTTACAAGAACTGGTATTCCTCAAGGATCTCAGGATACATACGCAAACAACTACGTCTTTGATGATGTATCCAATCAGTTTACTGGTGTTGCAACTGCATTTGTTCTTCAGTCTAACGGACAAAATGTCACTGGAGTCGCAACAAATAACGGCGTAATTCTGATTAATGAAATCTTCCAGAATCCTGCATCTCCAGATGACTATATCATCTCTGAAACCGCAGGTATTACCTCGATTAGATTTACTGG